TTCTTCACAGGACCGCATCTGGGCAGGAGAAATCGGTAACTACGAAGGTGCATTCTATATTGAATCACCACGTCTTTACTCTTCAAAGACAGGTGCAAACCAATCAACATTAGCAACAACAGCAGTAACAGTAGCAGGAACATCAGCAGGATTTACATTCGGCGTTGCTTCTTCATCAGTTATCGCTTCACGTGCTGAAGTTGGCGACCTTATCGACGGTACAGGTATTGCAACAAATGCTGTAATTACAGCAATTGCAACATCAGGTTCAACAACTACATTTACAGTTGCTACTGCTCACACAGCAGCAGTAACTGCAACAACAGTTGTAACCGTAACTCCTAAGACTCGCGTGTTCCGCACAATTATTGCAGGACAGCAAGCAATGGCTCAGGCTGTTGCAGAAGAACCACATGTCGTTATCGGACCTGTCGTAGACAAGTTGATGCGTCATCGCCCAATGGGCTGGTACGGTGTTCTAGGCTTTGCTCGCTACCGCGAAGAGGCTCTATACCGAATCGAATCAGGTTCATCAATCGCTGCTCTCTAGTAGCAATCGGGGGGTGGGGTTTAACACCCTGCCCCCCTCCTACAGAAGGAACTAAATGACAACTTATATCTTTGACACACCAGTAGTTGCAGAAGGACCAGCGGGTGGACACCGCCTCTTTTATTTCTACAAGTTAAATCGTGGAATCACAATTGTTAGAGACAACACTGGATACCACCAAGTTCGTTATTTAGTAGATGAAGATTTACAGAAATATGTAGAAGTTTACCTTGGCGGCAGCCGTCATATAGTTGACGAAGATACCAAGACAAGATTAATTGCAGGCAACATCGGTGTTACAGAGAGTAACTTTGTAGCCCAGTAGGGACAAAATGAATTTACATCAGATACAGAAGCACCCTGAATATGTTGAAGGTTGCTTCGGTTGCAAGTTGGGAACACTTCAGTTATCTCCTGGCGATGCTAATAGCAGAGCCTCTATGCCACTGCGCAAGTGGGACGGTGAACTGCAGGCTTATAGGGATGCCCGCAAAGAAGGCATCCAGCCAGCGGGAACAACTATGAAGAAGATAGTAGAAGCAAGAGAAGCATCTGAGAATTTGGGTAGGGCTTACAACGCTGAGAAAGACCCGAATGCAAAAAAGATAGACAAAAAAACCGCTAAAGTAATTAACGAACTGGGAGCATAACATAATGAAAGACAAGAAGATGATGATGATGGACATGATGAAGAAGAAGCCTGCAAAGAAGTCTATGATTAAGAAGGCTGCTAAGAAGGCTATGCCTAAGAAGATGGGTAAGAAGAAGTAATGCCAAAAGTAGGAATGAAAGAATTCCCATACACTGCAAAGGGTAAAGCAGCAGCAAAGATGGAAGCCAAAAAGACTGGCAAGCCAATGAAGAAGGTTGCTAAGAAGACTGCGAAGAAAAAATAATGGCAGCCTCTCCTAAGCCAAAACCAAAGCCTAAAGAACTAAAAGGCAAAGCAGCAATTGATGCATATCAAAAAGAGATATCTCCTGAAGGCGTTCGTAGAGCCGAAGAGATTGCTAGAAAAGCACTTGAGAAAAAGTACCCAGGAATGTTTATTCCTAAAAAGCGTACTAACACACTGATACCAGGAAGATAACAATGAGCGACCCTAGACTAAAGCGAGCAGGAGTGTCAGGCTTTAATAAGCCTAAGCGCACACCAAATCATCCAACCAAGTCACACGTTGTTGTGGCTAAAGAAGGCGACAAGGTTAAAACTATTCGCTTTGGTCAGCAGGGAGTTGTTGGCGATAGAAAACCAACAGCACGTCAAGCAAGTTTTAAAGCCCGTCACGCAAAGAACATTGCAAAGGGCAAAATGTCAGCAGCCTACTGGGCAGATAAGGTGAAGTGGTGAAGAAAAAAGCATTCTGGGATAAGAAGAATCCTAATAAAAAATCTACACCATTGACTCCTGCTCAAAAGGCTAAGGCTAAAGCAATGGCTAAGAAGGCAGGACGTCCATATCCAAACCTTGTCGATAATGCAGCAGCAAAACGAAAGGCTAAATAATGACTACTCTAGAGAATATGATTGATGAAGTTCTCATTAACCTTGCTGGTTATACATTGCAACAGGATAAGGCTACTTACCTAACAAACGCTGTTAGCACAACTACATCTACCATTGCCGCTCCTACCATTTTGTCTCTTGGTTCAACGGAACTAGGTAAGGGAACCATTGAGATTGATGAAGAATTAATGTGGGTAGACTCTTTTGACCGTATTGCCAACACAGCAACTGTCTCACCATTTGGGCGTGGTTATCTTGGAACAACAGCAGCAACACATGCTGCTGGAACTAAGGTTACAATCAGCCCTACATTCCCACGCTATGTTGTCAAGCGTGCAATCAATGACACAATTCGCGCTTTAGGCGCCAACATTTTTGCAGTAAAGCAAACTTCATTTACATACAATGCAGCAATAACAACCTACGAATTAGATAACTTAAACATCAGAAACATTCTTACAATGCACTGGGAGTCCATCGGACCTTCTAAAGAATGGATTAGAGTTAAACGTTTTGACTTTGATGCTCTACCATCAATTAATACTTGGGGTGCTACAGCACAGACAGTAACTATTGGTGACATCATCACTCCTGGTCGCACAGTAAAAGTTGTCTATGCAACCGAACCAGCAGCATTGTCTACTAACTCAGATGTATTTACTACAGTAACTGGACTACCAGAATCTGTCCGAGATGTAGTAATTCTTGGAGCAGCGTATCGCTTGCTCACATATCTAGACCCAGCCCGTGCATCTATGGTTAGCCCACAGGCTGACGAGACAGACGCTAAGCGTCCATACGGCTCATCTGGAAATGCAACCCGTCAACTTTACAGTCTCTATGCACAACGCTTGGCTGAGGAAACAAAAGCCCAGCAACAACAATATCCAGCCCGAGTTCACTACAGCCGATAGGAACATAAATGCCCACATTAAGAAAATATTCCTCACGTTCACAGCAGACATCGCTAACATCAGCGGTTACTGCTGGTGCTACAACAATTGTTGTTGGCTCTGGAACGTCACTCCTAGGTGGAACAACCGTATCTTCTCCCGAAGTATTTACAATTGTAATTGACCCAGATACTGCGCTTGAAGAAATTGTAGATGTCACCGCGGTTAGTACTAACACTTTAACTATTGTCCGCGGTCGTGACGGCTCATCCGCACAAGGACACTCCGCTGGTGCAGTCGTTCGCCACATGGCTGTTGGTCGCGACTATCGTGAAGCCAATGAGCACATTAATGACACGACTACCGCTCACGGCGTAACAGGTGCTGTGGTAGGTACAACCAATACACAAACACTTACTAACAAAACTTTAACATCTCCTACAATTACTAGTCCAACAATTACTGCTGGTGCTGGAGCAGAGTTTACCTCTATTGTATTTGAAGGTACTACTGCAGATGCTTTTGAAACCACTCTTACAGTAGTTGACCCTACACAAGATAATACAATTACCTTGCCTAATACAACTGGCACTGTTGTAATTGTAGATGCTACTCAAACTTTAACTAACAAAACTTTAACTAGTCCTACTATCTCAGGTAGCCCAGTTATTACTGGTCTATCTAGTGCGGGCATGTCAACAACATCTGCTACCCCCAAGGATTACGTAGATAGCATTTTAGGCTCTGCAACTGCAGCATCTACTTCGGCTACATCAGCCGCAGCCAGTGCTACAGCCGCTGCTACCTCGGCTACTAGTGCAGCAGCCAGTGCAACGGCTGCTGCAACCAACGCTACTTCGGCTGCAGCAAGTGCTACAGCAGCCTCAACAAGCGCCTCTAGTGCCCTTACAAGTCAGACTGCTGCAGCAACCTCAGCAACATCTGCTGCTGCCTCTGCAACGGATGCTGCAACTAGCGCCACAAGCGCTGCAGCAAGTGCTACTGCTGCTGCTAACTCAGTTGCTGCTATTGCTACTTCCGCAACCTCTGCTGCTACTAGTGCAACTAGTGCCGCTGCATCAGCCACTGCTGCTGCTACTTCAGCCACAAGTTCTGATGCTTCTGCAACTGCATCGGCTTCAAGTGCCTCTGCTTCTGCTACATCCGCTACTAGCGCTGCAGCATCTGCAACTGCCGCTGCTGCTTCTTATGACTCATTTGATGATAGATACCTTGGAAGTAAAACTTCTGACCCTACATTAGACAATGATGGAAACGCATTACTAACTGGCGCACTTTACTTCAACTCTGTAGTTGGTGCATTGAAGGTTTATGGTGGAGCATCTTGGGCATTGGTAGCCCCTGATACATCTAACTTTATTGACAAAACAATCCTTACCGCTAAGGGTTCAATTATCTCAGCAAGCACAGCCTCAACCCCTGTGGCTCTTACTGTCGCAGCAACTGATGGTTATGTATTATCTGTATCATCTGCTGCTGCTTCAGGTCTTGCATGGACCGCACCTAATCCTGGTGACATTACTGGCGTAACTGCTGGCACTGGCTTAACAGGTGGCGGAACTTCTGGCTCAGTAACTTTAAGCCTTGATACAAGCGGAGTAACCGCTGGTTCATACACACTAACTAATTTTACCGTAGATGCCTACGGTAGAATCACTTCTGCTTCCACTGGGGCAGTTCAAGGTGAAACTTTTAATCCACTACTACTAATGGGAGCATAATAAATGCCAACAACATACAAGGTGCTGGGTCAATCGCAACCCTCAGCAACAACAGCAACAACAGCATATACCGTTCCTTCGGCATCTTCTGCTGTCATATCAACCATTGCAGTATGTAATTTGGGAGGGTACCCAACTACATTTCGTATTGCAGTAAGACCAGACGGTGAGGCTTTAGCAAATAAACATTATGTTGTTTACGATGCAACCATTGCTCCACAAGATAGTGCAACATTTACTCTAGGAATTACTCTTGATGCTACAGATGTGGTAACAGTCTATTCACTTAGTGGTTTAGTATCATTTAACTTATTCGGAAGTGAGTTCTAATAATGGCAGTTAATAGAGTTCGTCAAGGAACAAAACGAAAGAATTATGCACGACCATCAGAGGCTGGTCTTACATCAGCAACAACATCAGCAGTAACATCAGATGTTGTAATGGTATATACAGCACCTACCCTTGGTCCTAGTGCAACATCTTATCTTCTTACTGCGGTTCCACAAAATGGTGGTGCTACGGCTGCTGTTACAACAACTAGTACTACATCAGGAACAATTACTGGTGCATCTGCTGGTGGACAATATAAATTTTCAGTTGCAGCACAAAATGTTAATGGAGCAGGTCCTGCTACATTATCAGGAACACAAACAATTCCTACTGTTTATGGGCTAACAACGGTAACAACATCTGGTACTGTAACAACTGGACCTTTTGCTACTGAAATTAGTGGTTATATTATTGGTGGCGGTGGCAATGGCGCGACTGGTCAAGCAGGTAATCCTGTTTCACAAGGAAAAGGTGGAGTTGGCGGTTACGGTGGAGGATTACTTGGTTTTAAAAGTATTCCCGTTTCGGCAAATACTGTTATTACTATTGCAGTAGGTGCAGCAGGTGGTACCTCTAAAATTACCATTGGTGGTACTGATATTCTTACTGTTACTGGCGGAACAACAACAGCGGTAGGAACAACATCAAGTACATATACATCTGCTTATCTTGTTACAACAGCAACACTTGGTACTGCTGGTGCTCAAAGCACCAATAGTAACGGTGGGGTACCTGGCAGCGGTGGCGGTGGTAGCGCTCCTACTACTTCATCATTTACTGTTGGAGTTACTGGAGTTTCTGCACTTACTCTTACTGGTTTAGGAGGCGGTGGAGGTTCTGGTGGTTCAGGTGGTTGGAGTTACGGCGGTGGAGCGGGCTCTGGTGGTAGTGGTGCTAGTGGTGCTGGTTCTGGTGGTACAGGTGGTTATTACAATTCCAACAGTGGACAAACCGTTGGCTCTGCTGCAACTTCTTATGGTTCTGGTGGTGGCGGTGGTGGCGGAGGCGGTTCATACTTCTCTGGCTCACAACAATCATTACCAGGTGCAGCAGGTGGAACAGGATTTCAAGGCGCAGTATATCTATGGGTTAAATAAGAAAAGGAATATAAATTATGAAAACTTTTGCAGTTATTAAAGATGGTGTCGTAGACAATCTTATTGTTTGTGACACTTTAGAAAATGCTAATCTTGCAGTTAATAATGTTGTTGAAGAAATTGACGGACAACTTGTTGTTTCTTTACCAGAAGTATTGACATACGAGTGCGTTGAATATACAACTCCCGCTATTGGCGACACATACGCCAACGGCATATTTACTAAAGTAGGAGAATAAATAAATGTCTGATGCAAATGTAACCTTATTTAGAGGCGCCGCCTCTACTTCTAATACAACGCTATACACATCACCAGCAAGTGTTGCTGTTAGCATTACTAATGTTGGTATCACAAACACAACAACATCTGCTGCAACTGCAACAATTAACTTGGCTACAGTAGCACTTGTATCCTCTATGACAATTCCTGCCAACAGCACACAATTTATTGACATGGAACAAATCATCTACAATGCAGAAACTATTACAGCCTCAGCATCTACAACAGGAGTTAATTTCCACATTGCTGGATTTGAGGTTTACTAATGGGTATGACATTACTACCTGGTGGTAACTTTAGCGAATATGATTTGCTTAGCACAACAACACTTTCAGGTGCAACAACTACAATTTCTGGTTTACCAAATAGTTATA